CTCAGTTGTTAGAGCGCTTCCTTGCCATGGAAGAGGCCAGGAGTTAGAGTCTCCTTACCCGCACCAACCGAAGTTATGAAGTAGATTATTCAAAGGTATCAGAAGATACCTTTTTTTATTTGTTCTGGAGCTCGCCTTGCGGGTTATTTTTCGTAAAAGAGAGGCATGCACCGCAAGGCATGCCTCTCTTTTGTTATTCCAACCGGGACAACTAACGGGTTTAGCTGTTCCGCAGGGTTAGCAAAACTCCTGATGGAAATGTTGAGAACGTTAACAATTTGACTTTTACAAACAACAATCACCTTCCTATATTTAAGCGAACGGCCGAAATAATAATCACAAGCGGCGACAGAGAGCTTAATACCGGAAGGCTGATAATAACAAAAAATGGAGGTACAAACCGTTCGTATCATACGCATGGTCCTCGTGATAGCGATAGTATCACTACTCATGCCAGCGGCTAGACAGCCCCAGGAAGAGATGGCGGCACCGCTATCACACAATAACGAGATTCAGAAACAGCAGACGATATCACCAAAGCCTCAAACAGTTTTGGCGGTGTCTGAAGCAAAACCGCCAAGTACTAAGTACGACTTGATGCGTGCCGCTGGTATTCCCGAAAGCGATTGGATATCAGTAGACTACATCATCGAGCACGAAAGTTCTTGGCAGCACAACGTTTGGAACAAAGGCGGCTCTGGCGCATACGGATTGTGCCAAAGCCTTCCAGCAGCCAAGATGGCATCTGCGGGAGATGACTACATGACAAATCCCGTTACGCAGCTACGCTGGTGTCACAATTACGCCATCAGTCGATATGGTAGTTGGCAGGCAGCCGCCGCGTTCTGGAAACGTACCGACCCGCGCCCCTACTCGGGACATTGGTGGTGAAAACAAACAACAAAAACAGCCGGAAAGGAGATCAACTCTATGGGCAAACTTAAAACAGCAATCAACAACGTAACTGTCTTTTTAGACAATGCCTGGACTATCATGGTCCGCGCCGCAGAGATAGTAGCGGGAATAAAGCTCTTTGGAGTCCAGTACATGGAAACCGCGGTCGGGACTTTACCGATTGCACAAATCCTCGGAGCAATTCTCATTACTGATGTGACTGTCTTTGTTTATTCTCTGCTTCGTTCGCAAGGCGAAAAGAAGAGATGAAAAAGCATATCAGTATCACACCAGTTAGCAAACCACGCATGACGAGAAGCGATAAATGGAATGAGCGTCCGTCAGTAATGAACTATCGAGCGTACGGCGACGAGTTAAGACTGAAGCTGCCAGGATATGAGCCGCCCGAAACGTTTACGATTGAATTTGCTTTGCCCATGCCAAAAAGTTGGTCAAACAAGAAGCGTAAAGCCATGAATGGACACCCGCACCAGCAGAAACCGGATATAGACAATTTGGTTAAGGCGTTTCTGGATCATCTCTGCGAGGATGATTCGTACGTCTGGAAGGTGTGTGCATCCAAGATATGGGCGGAGCACGGCGGAATAACTATCGAAACTTAAGGAGGAATCCGAGAATGGGAATCTTACAGCTTTTATCCAGAAAGAAAGATGATGAGCCTGAGCTTGAAATTCGTAGTGAGGACGAAGACTATACCGAGTGGCACGTCAAGCCAGATTTTGAAGCAAGAGACTTGTCATTAACCTTTCGGTCCCGATCTGATGCACGCGACTATAAAAGACTGCTAGCGAAAAGCTTTTACCATATCCATTCAAAAATCATTCGCCGGGATTGGCAAGGTGGATTCATCCGAGAGGAGAAAGAGGTCAGATAATCACTAAACTGGTGCCGAAACCGGTTAAATGGCTTGGCGATGTCCACCCTTGCCAAGCAGCAGCCAGAGACAGGTAAAAAATATGAACGATAGCAAGCACGTACACAAATGGGAGTGTCTCCGAGCAGATAAGCTTATTTGCCATAGATGCAATACGGTCGCGGAAATTGACACGTTAATTACCAACAACCGTAATGATGCTTATCTCAAAGCGAAGGTCGATATTCTGTCTAAACAGCTATATGCTGGCGACCTAAAGAAAGATGCTCGCGAGAAAGCTTATGCGTGGCTGATGGAGCATAATCCGGATGCTATCAAGAAAGATGAACAGGTATCGCTGCTATGACAAGAGACGAAATGATCAAACGGATTGAGAGTGCACTAAAACGTGCTGAACGCGCCATTGTTGAACTTCGTAAAGAGCTAAAGAGACTACGGAGCGAGGGCTAGGTTTATGGCGGTCGAGTATGTCCTGTACAAGGGAGAAGAAATAGTGGGAATAGGCACAGCCGACGAGCTATCTCGACGGCTTGGATTACGTCCGCAAACTATTCGAAGTTACTCCTCGCCTTCTCATATGCGCCGCGTAGAAGAAAGCGCCGATCCGGAGTCGAGGATTGTGGCGGTAAGAGTTAAACATGGAAAGGAAAATGATGGCGATGACTCAGAAAAATAACAGAGTGGCGATTGAGGCGCATGCTCAGCGTATTGTAGATGTGGTGGTCCGCAAAGCCGAGCCTGCACCTGAGCCGCCAAAGCCTGTATATGAGTACTCGCCCGGTCGTCCGATGAAGTTTCAGGATATCGACGAACTACGCGCCATGATACTTGAATACTTTAAGAATGCAGCGCCCCACTGGGAAGAACAAACTGAGTATATTGACCGCCGCGACTCTAAGTCTGGAAAGATTATCATTGAAAACGGAAAGGTCGTCCAGGACAAGGTGGTCCGCAAAGTTAAAACCAAACAGAAACCACTCACCGTTACTGGTTTAGCTGTTGCACTAGGCACATCACGCGATGTGTTATTAGACTATGAGACCACATATTCAGAGAAATATCCAGAATTTTCCAACACGATAAAAGAAGCAAAAGAACAGATTAAAGCCTATGCGGAGGAGTCTCTGTTTGGCACTAATACTGCTGGCGTAATATTCAGCTTGAAGAATAACTGGGGATTCAAAGACAAATATGAGACCGAGAACACTAACCGTGAGGTTAAGTTCATTAACACTGTTCCGAGGACACCAGAATCATGACAGAGATAGTCAAAGTACCGGATTACACTGCTTCGCCTCGTCAGACATTGTTTCATACATCGACAGCTTTTGAGCGATTCTACGGTGGTGCTGCCGGCGGAGGAAAGACCGCCGCACTAGTTGCTGAGGCAGTAACACGCTGCCTTGAATACGATCACTACGCAGCGTATCTATTTCGGCGAACGTACGAGGATACAAAAAAGACCCTCATGAGAGAAATAGCTAAACAGTGCCGTGCATATATCAAGGACGGCAACATGATATTTAGGTCGCAAGAAAAGGGCTACTACTTCACCGCCACTGAATCGTGGATTTACTTGTGCTACTACAACCACGAAGATGATTTTAATCACTATCAGGGTTCAGAGATACACATGCTGGGTATCGACGAGTTAACTCAGTTCTACGAAAGCTGGTACGACAACCTCGTTGGGCGCGTTCGTTCTGACGATCCAGACAAACCACTTACCGTCTTCGCAGCTGGCAACCCAGGTGGCGTCGGGCATGGCTGGGTTAAGACTCGATTCATCGATGCCGCACCACCTGAGCAGATAATTTATGACAAGCGTCCGTACGTCAAACGAGACGGCTCAATTGACTACATCGAGACAACGCGTATGTTTATCCCTGCCACTCTAGAAGACCACCCGAGCGCGTCATTCAGACAGTCATACATGCGTAGCCTACTGACAATGGCAGATCTAAAGAAGCGCGAAGCATATCTGTATGGCAACTGGGATCTGTTTGCTGGTCAGGCGTTTAGCGAGTGGCGGCGACATCTGCACGTCGTCGAGCCGTTTAACATACCAGACCACTGGCCGAGATGGATGGCATATGACTATGGACGAGGTACGTATGCGGGTGCTGTTTGGCTAGCACGTGACCCAATTAGTCAACGGATATATCTTTACCGCGAATATTATGTTAGCGGCAAAGGTCCAAGGATTCAGGCACGCGAGATGAAGCAGCTTGAACAATCAAACGAGCAACTGCCTGTTAGGCTAGCCGACCCATCACTGTGGAAGCATATCGCTAATGCCGATGACGGAAAAACTATCGCTGATCGATTTGACGAAGAAGGCATCAACTTCACGCCCGCTAATAACGACCGGCTTCAAGGAGTCACTGCTGTTCATGAAGCGCTGTCTCTAGCACCAGACGGATTGCCATACCTGCAGGTATTCAGTAACTGTGTTCATTTTATCCGTACCCTACCGAGCCTCGTGGTTGATACTAAACGACCCGAGGACGTTGATACAACAGGTGAAGACCATCTCTACGATGCACTGCGCTACGGGCTTGTCAATGAGCGTAAGGCGGCAGTTGAGGATTCTATGCCTCAGTCTGATCCGGGACTGTTCAGCGATGGAGGGTATTATGGGTAGTTTACCGATAAAAAATTAAAGGAGGGTATATTTTGGAAAGCTTAGATTTACCACAATACATCATTAACCTAGAGCGAGCCGCACGCGATACGCCGTTTGGTGAAGTTGGTCCGTTCTATCTCATGAGACACAAAGGCGAGACCGTGGGTATACGCGGGCAAACGTCGGAGATTATCCGATTTAAAACCACGGCAGAAGCAGTTATATATCTAGTGGATTACATCAAGACTTTGCCGACCGACAAGTCTGGAGATATTGTTTTTGCCGTTAAATTTACTAACGGTAGGGTCAAACAGATTACCACAACATCAGACATCACAACGATAATCGAGGATAAAGCAGATGACGACAGGTAAAGCTAAAGCGCTGTGTAAGAAATGTGGTAGCACAAGGCACTATCAGACATTCTGTCCATTCAAAAAACGACAGAAAATATCGCAGTGCGGCAAACATGCAAAAGCGTGGGCAGCGTTCCGAGATAAGGTTGCGAAGCCATACCTCGACATGAAATTTGGGCATGTGTGTGCAGTCGCCGGATGTACCGAGACTAAAAACCTAGACGTTGATCACATTAAGGGGCGCGGCTCTCATCCACATTTGCGTTATGACGTCAACAACTTGCAGTACTTATGTCGTAATCATCATCGACTGAAAACGGACGGCAAACTATGACGAAGAGGGCTTTACGAAAGAAGCAACGCCGAAAGCGTAAACAGCGAGCGATAACTAACGAAATAAAGGGAGGTAAAAATGACTAAAGAAACAGAATTGCCAGACGTATTTCTCTGGGCAAACAAAACGGACGGACGTAAGGATAAATTAGACATTGAGCTATTTACAATCACCAAATCGTCTGAAATATTTCGCATTGACCATAACGAGGCAATCAATCATCAGCTGTTCGCGCTGTTTTTGTACGACATCATTAGTGGAGTGCAAGTTGACAGTATTACCGGCGTAAGGGTTGTCGATTATGCGACATCTGAGGGCTGTCAGAATACCCTACCCGCCATCAAGGTAAATGACGTGCCGGTTGCTGAAGCGATCATGGAATATCTGGAGTATACAAATGACATCGACCTACTCGACTTGAATCAAATCGAGGCAAAGAAGCTACTGGCGATTTGCGCACGATTCACCGACAAGGAGACGAACGAAAGCTTTTACATTTTTAAGCACATTCGCCCAGCTAGCGTATTAGTCGGCGGCGCTGTCTCCTACGCTATTTCAGCCGGACGCATGGAAGAGCTGTCGTCAGAGTGCGCATTAAAGATAGATCCGTCGAATCAAGTTTTAGTGTTTGAAGATACGATGTTTGTGTTCAATAAGTCCAAGTTTGAATCGATGTTTCAATACGACCCAGTGTCAGTCGCTGAAGCTCGCAAGAATGGCAAGATACTTGACGAGAGGCTGTCTATCGCCACGCCGACGGTTGGTCAAGGCATTGAGTTTCTCTGTAAAGATAACCGTACACTAGTCAAACGGCTCGCTAAACTTAACCCCGTCAATATGACCCGCGATGTTGTCGAGGAGATAATTCGCGATTACAACGTAGATCTAATGACCGACGCCACCAACGACAAACTCATCATCATGGACGCTAACGATGCTAAGAAACTGCTAGATATTGTCGAGGACAACTTCGTTCGCGGCACCAACGGCACTGCTTATATCGCCAAAAACAAGAAGGAACTTGAGCCGAAGGAGGATAAATAATGTTCTGGATCATGACAATCGTGATACTCGTCGCATTCATCGTCGTTACAGAGATTGCGGTGGCGCGAGAAGACAAAGAATGGCAACGCGAACGCGAGGTCAGACAGTACAAAGACAAAATCATCAAGTCCCGCAAGCGGAATAAGAAAGATAACGGAATATTTTAATAGGAGGTGTTATGAAACGATACAAACTGCTTAAAGATTTACCGACGTTCAAAGCTGGAGATTTATTCTATATATCTGAATATGGTGCTTTGGTCCATAACGGTGGCGATCCAGACGGTTATAACGTTATGGCTTATGCTCAATCAACGCTCGAGAAGTTCCCAAACATTCTCACAGAGTGGTTTGAGGAAATCCCAAACCCAACAGACAGTATTCACTGGAAGCCCGTAATAGGTGAGGAATATTGGTCTTTCCATTCAGACGGAGGAATTAGCCATAACTTTTGTACTGGATGCTGTTGGGATACCGCACGCTATAAAATGGGCAGAACCTATCGCACTAAAGAAGAGTGTATAAGAGCCCGTGACCGTGAACTAGCCGAAGCCAGACTGCGCCGAACATCGAAATTTAAGCCAGATTTCGAGAATGATAAAGGTGGGTGGATTGTTGTCTATAACTACCGACAACACAAGCTGTTCGCGCAATACGTTAATTTCGAAGATGCTGGCGAACCTGTACGCTACGAGACCAAAGAAGATGCTCTAAAATCCATTAAAGAAAACAAAGAAGATTGGCGAACTTATTTTGGAATTAAGGAGGGGGAATAGATGACAGTAATAAGATTTAAGGTAGGCGATAAGGTTAGAGTGCGCAAGGATCTTAAAGTCGGCTGTGAGTATGGTGAGTATTTGTTCACGAGTTCTATGAAGCGCTTAGTTGATAAAGTCAGTGTTATTACAGGTATGAATAACTATGGCGATGCTTACTTGTTAAAACACCGCGATGAGGGTTGGACAGACGAAATGCTTGAGCCAGCAGAAAAGACGCTTTATAACCTAGAAAAGGGCGATATTGTCTCATTTGACAACAATGGTGAGAAGCGTAAAGTACTTGCAGTTATCGATGGTTGCTATCTCTTGAGTTATCCCTCTGACTTTACTTCTGCCAGTACTTGGTACACGACTGATGACCTCAAATATTATTATGAGTGTACTGTCCAGCAGTCCAAAATCGAAACTATAGAGATAAATGGCAAAAAGTACAACAAGGCTGAGGTTGAAGAAGCAATTAAAGACTTACAACCGATTGACCCGTTAGATACAGATTCGTAAATATGTACTCTACGGGTGACCTACCATACGTCAATAAACTGGGTGAACATTAACAATTCAACCGCATAACTGGTTGGACATATAAGGTGATGATTTGCCGAGGAGTTCTCATCTCGTGTTAGCTCCATAACTTTCAGAACGTGCTAGGCATTCATATCCTTACTAGTCAGAGGGGATTTTTACTCGTATAGTCACATCACACGACATTCTTTCAGCCGGTAGCTGCTTTAGCGTTCATCGTGGTGCTATCGACAATTCTGTCAGCTTTAATCTCATTGAATTACCAAGGATGCAAGCCCAAAGCAATATAATAAGAGAACACGCGTCTATCTATTCCGCCACTTATATAGCCAACCAGTTATGCGGTTGAAATCACCAACTACAAATAAGCGAGAATAAAATAACAGAGGTGATGCCGCCAAATGTTGTGTCTCGTATCAATAAGGATTTTGAAAATGGTAACACTACACACATTCGACCTATGCAAGCAGCTGCATGCTCTGAAGCCTCATTGGAAACCAGAGGATAAGTTGTTCATTTGGGATGAGGGTGACGAGCCAGAAATTGTCAGCACTGTGAACTCTGCTCGCCGGTTTGATGAAGCGCCGAGATTTACAGCCGACTATTTGCTAGAGAAGCTGCCGAACCGCATTCTTGATGGATCCGACTACGGCATGCTGACGCTCTCCACTCGGCAAGGATCGTTCAGATATGGTTGGGTGGCATCTTACGACAACGACACAGGCTATCCGATAGGCGACATATGCGGCGTTGCAGAAACCGCACTGGACGCGTTGCTAGAGCTGACCATCGAGATGGCCAGAAGAGCGGAGATTTGATTCGTCATGCGACCATCACGCAAATGTCAACTAAACCACTAATTTGTGGACATAGATAAAGGAGATGTCAATGAAAATCATAGCAGAAAATCCAGCTGAAGAAGCCCTGTTGTGGCGCATTAAAGCCCTGAGCGACGAGCTGATCAATCAAGACAATCGATGCACTAGTATGCCGGTGTGGACGATCCTAGATAATAACAAAGCCGGCAAAGACTATGGCGCGGTCATGTACTTTACTGGCAAAGCCGCCGAGCGGCATATCAACGAGAACGACCATCATTACGATAATCCAACGACATGTGTTCGTAGTGCTCACGATAACCGAGAGTTGAAAGATGTTATTCACCTACTCATCCTAGCTGGCGGCAATGAAATACCAAGTAACCATTATGGGGTTTTGAGAGATGCGTGAAATAAAATTCAGAGCCTGGGACAACCTAGAAAAAAGAATGCGCAAAGTCGTGTCGTTACATTGGCAAGGCGACAAGCTTGTATCAGCTAAACTTGAGGGTGACAATGAGCCGATTCCGATTGAGGGACGGTTAGAAATTGAGCAGTACGCAGAACCTATCCTTGCTGACAGGTTAATATGCGAGAACGATATCGTAGTAGACAACCTAAGTCTAAACGCCCATCGAGGCGAAATAGCCTACCTCGTCACTTTGGAAGCTGGGGCGTTTTGGTATAAACCGTTGAGGCGTCTGAAAGGTAGTGGCGGTTTTTCTCGTGATAGCAAACTGGCTGCTTATGAGCATATACATTATAAAACTATTGGCAATATTCACGAAAACTCTGAACTACTGGAGGAGAAATGAAAACTACCCCGACAACCATACTTGATGCTTGCTGTGGTGGACGTATGTTTTATTTTGATAAAGACCACCCGAACATTCTGTATATAGATCGTCGCCGCGAAACTGTCGAGATGGAAGACAGAGATAAGATTAGGACGCTGGAAATCAACCCAGACTTTGTTATAGACTTTACCGACATGAAGTTTCCTGATGAGTGCTTTAATTTCGTCGTTTTCGATCCACCTCACCTCATCAACTGCGGCAAGAACAGCTGGCTCGCTAAAAAGTACGGCAAATTAGACAAAGACACCTGGCAAGAAACCTTAAGCAAGGGTTTGAGCGAATGTCTACGCGTCGTAAAGCCTGGCTGCGTCGTCGCTATGAAGTGGAGCGAGCGCGATATTAAAACCACAGAATTACTAAAAATATTACCTCAAAAACCAGCTTTCGGCGACAAATCTGGAATGGTGCGGTGGCTGTTTTTTGTGAAAGGAGTGGATGATGTAATGAAATTAAACTAAAACACCATTTTACTTTAATTTGAAAAATGAATGTCAAGTAAATTACACAGTTTCGCGTAAATAAGAAAGGAAATAATCATGAAAAAACTAATCTACATATCAAGCAAACATCAAGCCATATTAGCTACAGGACAGTCTGCTGGTCAAATCAATTTAGTAAAAATAGATTTAGGTTATGCTGGCTCAAGCAAAGACAATTACGAACAAATTGCAGCAATTGTTGAGGCGGAGTTTGTTGATATCGATGATATTCAGATTGCTGGTCAGGATAATCAACCAACGATCAACGAAAATAACAGAGGTAAAAATGATGAAAAGCAGTAATAAATCAATCAACAGTCAACGAAAGTCGATTTCCAAAGATGCTGTTGTTGCTTTCCTGAGTCTGCTAGTTTTTGCCCTACTGCTTGGCTTTAGTTCCAGTATAAGCAGCTACGATTTTGACAAGCAATCTGAGCTGTCTGCTCGCTGCAGGTCTATAGGCGGGCAGATTGGAAACGACAAGTGTTTTAAGGATGGAAAGGAAATCTAGATGGAAAAGACTAAACGATCATTCAAGCGTTTTCGCTGCTGGTTAGTCCAACAGAAGAAGAGACGACATAAGCTAATGCGATCGATGGAACTTATGGACGATCAAGGAAAAAGTTATAAAATGATTGCCCCCGACACCCCTATTCATTTTATTAGTGTATCAAAACCGATTTCTAAAGGACATAAATTGCTCAAGAATAAGGCCGGTGAAGCCTTTGCGTATACCGATCTTGATGAGGCTATTAATATGGCAAAGCTTCATTCAGCGAAGAGCCGTATTTTTAGAGTCTATAATATTATCACAGTTCCATTGTGGGAGGTTGAACAGCGACATGTACCGACAACTTTGCGCTATAGAGACTTGAAGCAGAAGGAGGAGCATGAAAAGACCAATCAATAGGAGCCCGTCAAAGTCATACATAGACAATTCAATAGTCTGCGACAAGTGCCATAAGTGGATAAAATACAACTACTACTATGGCTACAGTCACCGCTGCAGTGGACGCGCAGAAGAGATTCGTAGAGCTGCGCATAGAAGGTTTTACTCTATAAACTCTCTTCGAAATCGTGATGTTCAAATTTTTGGAATGTATGATCTTGCTGGCGATTTAGATTCTGCGAGCGTAGTGTACGATCCAGAAGCCGATAAACTATTAAGAAAGGAAATTGAAATGAAGAAAACTATAACAGACCTCCCTACACCAGAAGAGGTCACCCGAATCACTGCAACTTTAGATTTAGCAAGTAAACTAGACAACACTGCGATTGCTAAATTAAGCAGTTCCAAAAACAAAAACTCTACACCAAAAATTGGCGAACTGTGCGGCATGGATTTGCTGATTGATCTATCCGATGCACCAGAGGAAGCGAAATATGAGCTGTATTTTAAGGCGCGGACTGCGCTTGAGAAAATAGCGTCCGAATAACTGGCAATTTCCTTCCTATAATAGTATTATTGAACCATGATATTAAAGCGTAAATTTACTATTGACAACCAGACCATAGCAGTTATGAATATTGACGGAGCCGACTATATATCGCTGACAGATATGGTCAAGAACATCGAGGGCGATGATCATATCAGAAACTGGATGAGAAATAGGGAGACCGTTGAATTTCTTGGTTTGTGGGAGCAATTTAATAATCCAAATTTTAAACCCGTCGAATTCGACGGGTTTAAAAGACAAGCAGGTTTAAACTCATTCGTTCTGTCCCCTCAAAAATGGGTTAACGCCACGAATGCGATAGGAATAATATCAAAGAGTGGACGCTACGGTGGTACCTACGCACACAAAGATATCGCCTTTGAGTTTGGTACTTGGATCAGCGCCGCGTTCAAACTATATCTTATTAAGGAATACCAGCGACTCGTTGAGATCGAGAGTAATCAATATAATTTAGAATGGAATGTGCAGCGCATACTTTCAAAAACTAATTACACGATACATACCGATGCGATCAAAGATAAAGTTATACCGACAACTCCGATATGGAATAAAAGTTTTACTTATGCAGGAGAGGCTGACTTGCTAAATCTTGCATTATTCGGCATGACAGCTAAAGAATGGCGTAAGGCTAACCTTGCCGAGGCGAGGCAAGGTAGAAACATTAGAGACGTAGCTAGTATAAACGAGCTGATCATACTGTCAAACCTCGAGACTCATAATGCGCAGTTTATTCGCGATGGTTTGAGTAAGGAGATTCGTTACGAGCGGCTGGCGAATATTGCAAAAATACAAAGAGAATCTCTCCACAGAGTAGATCCAATTAAATCAATCAAAAAACTGACTAATGAAACATATCACCTTGCATCGCGCGGTGAATTAGATGAAAGTCATAAAAATGAATAAAAAATAGAAAAAATGTTGGAGAATCTGAAAAACTCGTGATATGGTGAATATGTAATAGCCACGAGCGGTAATGCCGCAGTAGGCTCGCAGAGAAATCTGGGGGCTTTTTATTTTGGAAAAGAAATTATGAAAGCAAGCGATTTAGGTAAAGACTATCAAGAATCAAGGACAAATATGATCCACACGCACGAGACATGGCGTGTCTTACTCGATATTGCCTATGCCAAGCTGTCTACTGAGAAGGGCTTTAAGTCTCGTGTTCGTGAGGGTAGCCTGAGTTCGCTGATATTAGAACGATCCTCCCGCGTGGTGGCGCAGCTGCCAACCGGACGCATCCGCTCACTTAGCCGTCGAGACCAAGGCAAAGCAATGCTGATGGACTTAGTTTGGACTAAGTACGTTATCCCCAACGCCAAAAGTCAGTGGTCATTCATGACGAAGCTCCGTATGTGGGATTACTATTCCCTTATCTACGGTGCTATGCCAGTTCAGTACGATTACCGAGTTGACGAGGATTATGTCGGTCCTGATTTTAGAGTGATAAATCCAACGGAATGCTTTCCGCAGGTTGGCAATACTAGTTTGAATGATTGCGACGCTGTCTATATCGTTACCTACCATAGCAAACGCTATCTGCAAAGCCGCATGAAGTTTAAGGACTGGAATAGAGCCTCTATCCAGACTATCCTCAATAAAGCAACCGAGAAGCATCAGCCATCAGACGCTAAGGAAACGACTACTAACCTGCAACAGGAGCGCGGCGAAGCAACTACCCTACATCAGGGACATATCGCCCTAGTTACTCGCTATGAACGCGGCAAGAATGGGCGCTGGATTACGTTCGCACCAGACTTTGAAAATGCCATCGTTCGAAACATTAAGAATCCGCACGAATCTGGGCGTATACCTGTTGTATTTAAGTACGCTATACCATTGATTGACTCGCTGTGGGGCATGGGCGATGTTGAGCGTGGCGCTTCATTACAGCGAGCAATCGACACGACCGTAAACCTAAATCTCGACTTCTCCAAGTTCAAGATATTCCCACCAATGTGGTATAAGGGTGATGCTGTTGATCCATCTCTAATGCGTTATGAGCCAGGTGGCAAAATCCGTACTGCTAATGGACAATCTGACTTTGGCTTCGTCAATCCAGGTGCTAGCCCATCGAATGAGTTCCAAGCAACCTATCAGTTCCTGAAGGGTGCGTTGCTCAATCAAAACGGTACGACTGACACCACGATATCCGCAAGCGACGGTCTGCCGGGCTTTGGTCGAACACCAGAAGCCTTGAGCAAACTTGAAAAGCGCGAAAACGCCCGCGATCAGTGGGATAGAAATATGTTTGAGGAGGCTTATGAAGAGCTGGTCGATGGCATGATAAACCTAATTGGCACCAAACAATCTGTTCCGATAAAGTTTCATGTCTTTGACGACGAGATTCTGGATATCATCAAGTCTGGACACAAGGATCTGCTAGACATCTTCGATTCAGCCAAGAGTTACCGAATAGGTACCGACCCAGAGACTGGCAAAAACGGTATGGTTGAGTACATCAACGCTCACGGTACAGCCGAAATGAAGATTGACCATACCAAGCTGTCCGGTAAGTGGATGTATCGAATAGATGCTGGCACGACCGCTGCTAACGATCAGAAAGATGAGTATGAGCGCGTCTATAATCTCGTTGAGTTGCTGTCATCTCAGGCTGGTGCATGGCTAATGGACGGCGCGCAAGAAGATGGACGTAAGGTCAACAGGACAGAGCTACTTGACCAGCTTATCGCAGCTAGTGGCATCAAAAACAAAGATAAAATCTTTGACCCGTACACTCAGGAAAACGACAAGACGAAGCCATTTACCCCAGAGATGCTCAATGATCCTCAAATAGTAAACATGTTACAGCAACAGATTCAAGGTCAGTCCGAGGAGCAGCCTCAAGCACCGCAGGAAATGCAGCAAACTCAAGAAGTCCAACAACTTCAGCCGATGGAGGCGGCATAACATGGAAAACATTTTAGACAGCGATATCAATTCTCTGCCACTTACACCAGTGGCTGAGGAGCTAAGCCTAGAGGCAAAAGTAGCAGAAGCCCGCCAGCGTGCTGAGGTAGCCGACATTGCTTCAATCCCGGGCTGGCCACGCATCAAGGAGCAGATGAAGCAGGACGCGTTAAATCTGAGGCTCCACAGAGACCTAGAGTTTGGTCCTAATGATTCTGATGAAAAAGTCGGTAAAGAGGTGCGGTCTAGACTGCTGATGGCGCAGTGGATCGAGAAGTATATCGAGAGAATTGAGGGTGCGGTGTTAGCTGTCGAAGTGATGACCAAGGAGGCTGAAGATGAACAGCAATCCTAACCCGTATGAGACGTCAAACACGGAGTCAGAGCTAGTCGAAAAACCACATTATGCCGAACTGGATATGAGTAGTATCGCGCCGCAGCACAAACCAGACAGTGAGTGGCGGCAAAACGGCACAAGCCTAAGGTGCATAAGTTGCCAGAATGAACACGGTATATTTTTGCCGCCGGGGACTTTCTACACCGGCAAAACTGACGAGAAAGGAATGCCTATCGTTGAAAAGAAATTCTGAGGTAGGTTGCGTTTCCGGCTAGTCTTTTACCACCCTACTAGCCGGAAACGGAGCGTATCTCCCGCCGCGGACTGCGTAAGTGTCTTGGCTAAATTAAACGAAAGGATGTAGCATGTCTACTTCTAGCGATACCGGACTATCGGCCGAACAGGTCGAGGCGGTAGAAAATATGGCGCTAACAGACGGCGGAGAAGCAACCGCCACACCAGAGACGCCGGCTGGTGAGAATCAAACTACGAACGAAACAACAGCGACTGGTGCGGAGGGTGCTGATGGCGACGGTCAACAGCAGTCCAATGGTGATTCCAAAGCTGAAGCAGAAGTCGGTACAGACACACAAAACGGGCGTCCAGACAAGCAATCGCGCCTCAATCAGCGTTTCGCTGCATTGACTAGCCAATTGCATGAGAAGGACGAGTATATCGAGTCTCTTAAGCAGGAGATGGCACGAAAAAACCAGCAAGACCAGCTTAAGCCCCCTACTCCTGATGAAGATGGTAATTACAGTGCCAGCGACATCATGGACTATAACCAAAAACAAGCCCAGCAAGCTGCCAATACTGCAGTAGAGGCAATGCAGGAACGCTTGGATGGTGAACAGGTGGCGTCGCGCTTTGACCGCGAAGAGTCAGAAATACTAAAAGCATATCCTATGCTTGACCCAAACAATGCTTCGTTAGATCCAACGGATCCGAACTGCTACAACGAAACCTTAGCTAAGGCGGTTGACAGCTATGTCCGAGGACGTATTGAGCCGCATATTTTAGCAAGGAACGTCGGAGCTCTTAAGAAGTTATCGATTCGGAAGCTAGCCGATGAGTACTTAGAGCCTATCATGTCTGTAGCGCAAGCCGAGCGCGAGCGTGCCCAGCAAAGCCTACAGAACCTGAACGGACAAAGCTCTGGCATGTTTTCGTCGGCAGCAGGCTCAGGTGGTGGCGGAGATTCCTTAGAGGAACTAGAAGCAAGGATCGGAAACATTAGTTTATCGTAATCCATTTGGGTGGTAGTGGTTACAGAAAGGGCTGTTTAATATGGCTGACACTACTACTGCGCAGCTTCAGCACGATCTGCAAACCTACTTTGCGAAGAAAGTCCTTCGCGGAGCGGAGTTTCAGACTGTGCTTGACCAGTTCGGTCACAAAGAAACATTGCCAGAAGCATCAAGCAAAACGATCCAGTTTACCCGTTACTCGGACTTGGATATCGTTACTAACCCTCTGACGGAAGGGCAAGCCCCAGCCGGCAGTCAGCTGACAACTTCTGCTATCAATGCGGTTGTTGACCAGTATGGCGACTTTGTGACGCTTACTGACCTCGCAAAATTAACACCAAAACACTCATCTGTTCAAAACGCTCTGAAGAAGCTCAGCGAGCAGTCATCGAAAAGCTATGACCGTGCTATCAACAAGGTCATCATCGCCGGTACTGCTGTACGCTACGCCAATTCAAAGACCGCACGCAACTTGCTAGCTGACGCAGACAAGCTGACCTGGGCAGATGTTCGAAAAGAGGTTTCTCGCTTGCGTACTGCAGGCGCACCAACCTTTAAGGACGGCAACTATGTCCTAGTTGTCGATCCAGCCGTCGAGCAAGACTTGATGGATGACGAGGCGTTCCGCCAGACGGTTTACCGCCAAGCATCGAAGGAGAAATCCAACGAGCTATACAAGGGCGAATTAGTTTCGTTTGCTGGTGTAACGGTTGTTCGAAGCAATAATCTAATCACCGACAAGGGCGCATCAAATGCGAAGGTGCACATTAGCTTGCTCTTCGGCGAAGACGCCTACGGCAACACCGACCTGCAGCATCTGAAAGTGTACAAGGAAGGTCCAGGCGGCGTGTCCGACCCACTTCATCAGAAGATGACGCTTGGTTGGAAGTTTGCCGCCAAGGCTGCCATTCTAAACAACAACTTTATGTGTCGTTTGGAATCCGGCTCGCTATACTAAATTAACCGGGCGGTAGCTATACAAGCCGCCGCCCACACCATGGAAGGATAATCATGGAAGGTAACGCACCAAATACTCTAGGTCCCGCTATGACCAACGTGCCGACTCCCCAGCCCCGCACGCCGCAGGCTGAATATGCCGCGCAAGCAGCACCGGACACAACACCGGCCGTCTCGCCAGCGCCAGTACCAACGCCAGAGACGCAACCAACAGCTGAGCCGGTATCAGTGCCGCTAAGCGACCCGCGGGAGTTTTCGCATGACCCAGTAGAATCAGAACCAAAAGACGCACAATACGAGCCAGACACAAAACCAGTGTATGTCCATGTCAAACTGCGACGTACGGTGATGATTAACGGCAAGGGCTATCCAGCAGGCAAAGACCTGACGGTACCAAAAGAAATTGCCGACGAGCTGTACCGCATTGAAGAGACTAACCTGGAGTACGAAGCAGATCTGCTCCGTGCAAACAACCAGGTCTCTACCCCAGCGGCCGAGCTGAAGGTTTAACAAAAACTAAGACAAACCAAAAAATACACACAAAACATAAAACCTCCACTGATAGTGTAGGTATGACACGCAATCTACTGGACGCTACGGAGAACGCAAGGACACCCCGACTCGCAAGGGTGTCTTTGCTATGGAAAGTATCTCCCTATTATAATACCAACAGCTAACCAAAGACCCACCGTAGCGACAAGCATACTATCTTTCCTCATAGCTTGAGCCTCCTCGGTGATAAAAAACATAAACGTGAGGAGTGAGGCTAGAAGCCCAGCGCTAATAACATTATACAAATCTGGGCGGTGGTTTATCATAGCACAATAAATACTAAATAATACGCAGAATAACATCAAGGAGTTATCCTTTATCCACTCAATTAACCTCTTCATATGGACAAATCATACCATATTTGCTATAATGACGCCATGAAAAAAGGTGGTAAAAAAGAAAAAAACGACACGATGGTCACTAGAAAGAAGTGCCTCATCGACGTAGCTATCGTCGGTGTTGTTTGTTTTTTTATCGGTTTTTTATTCTGTCACACAGCATACCCTATTCTATACCGCAACAAACTAGAAGCTGACAGGAAAAATGCCGAAGCTACCCTGGACTATAAGATACAGGAGCTGAGAGACTTGCAAGGACGAACTCCAGTCAAAAATCAGAGCCAGAATAAGTCTGCTTCGCATAGCAAGCACACTGTCTATGACATCACACCAGAGACAATGCTAGCTGAAGTCAACAAGATACGCGCCGAGCATGGTGTCGCTCCCCTACAGCTAAATCCAGCTTTGAATAAGTCGGCACAAGAGAAGTGCAGCGATATGGTCGCCAACAGCTATTACGGACATGACAATCCAAAGACTGGCGAGCATGGCTGGGAGATAGCCCTGAGAAATACTGGATTTACAACTGGCTTACATAGCGAAAACCTATCTTTAGATACGGGATCAAAGGAAGAAGGACGCTCTGGCTACATCACAGACAAGACCGTTTTTGAGGGCTGGATGAAAAGCGAGCCGCACTCTAAGGCTATCCTCGACTCCCGATATACACTAACTGGCTTTGGTAAATGCACTACTGACGAAACTTTGGGTGATAATGGACATTGGTTCTTCATTGAGCACTTCTATAGTCCGACAAACTAGAATCGAAAAACTTTCACAAAATTTACCAAAATATTGATAATTTGAAAAAACGCATGATAACTTATAAATAAGCATGCGGTATTTCCTGTATTAAACCACGAGAAATACCGCTCCGTGAGCCGCAAGCTCGGCAACGGCTTTGGACGACCGGTCGTACGGCGGACATCAGGACTCCAGAGGCGAAAGACAAACTTGTATTAAGTGTGTCTTCGCAACTGGACAGTCCAAGCGAAACAACAGCCCTTTTGCGAAGCGCAAGAAAGGGCTATTTTTATGGCAGAATATCAAGGAAACCCAGACTTCCGCGGGTGGCTGGCAGTACACGATCCGTACACGCTCGCCTATACTGGCAACGACGGCAGGATTGACTGGAATAAAGTCAACGGCCGCGGCGCCGACACAAAGTGGATCAGCTACGACAAAGGACAAGCTGGCAAGGTCCAGCAGTATGTAGACGGTCTGCATCGACAATTTCAAGCTTGGGACGCCAAGCGAAATCAGCAACAGCCTCAACAGCAGAATGGTATTGGCGGCTGGGGCTATAGCAGAGGCGGTAGCGGCGGCGGAGGCGGTATGTCAGCAGTACAGCGCCAAGCCATCGACAAGCAGTGGGCGCAAAATAACCGCTACTACAACGATATGCTCGGCTCCATCGATCCGCGACGCAACGCAGCACGAGCAGCCGTTGACAGGCAGGTAGATACATCCATCAACTCATTGAAGGGCGAACGCGACAGTGCCTTCCAGAACCTCGACCGTCAAGACCAGAAACTAGAAAAAAGCTATGCACGCGGCAAGCAGTCGTTGGGCGAGATGGTCCGCAATACTCTGCAGGGCGAATCAAACAACATCGGTATGCTGGGCGGCGGCAACTCAAGCGCCATCGGCATGCTGGGCGTTGGTGTGGCCGACCTGCAAAACAGCGAACAAGGTAAGATGTTAGACGACCTGAACGAGCAGAAGACCGACATTGAAGTCAACCGTCAACAAGTACAGAGGAAGCTGGAAGACGAAGTACGCAAGCTGAATGACTTCCGCCAGAGTAAGTACCAAGAAATCCACGACACCTTCAACGAGCAGCGCAACGAAATCCTCAACAAGATGAACATGAACGACAACCAGCGTGCCCAAGCTCTCGCTCAAGCGGGTGCAATATCAACAGCCCAAATTCAGGACGTCGATAGAGCTATCAACGGACGGTTAGGTCAAATCGTACAGACCTACCAAAATATCACTGCTCCGCAAGCGTCACTGGCAAGTGTTCCGGCATACCAGGCGAAGAATATCACTCAAGGCACAGTAGATAGCTCGAATATTAACTCGCCTAGCCTGAGCGCAGGACAAGCAACAGAATCAGTTCTTGGCCGACGCTCTGACGATGACGACAGCTACTTTATGCGTCCACGGCGTTCCGCAGACGACGTCCAATTCTAATAGCCGAAAGGAGCTAAATACCAATGTTTGACTTTGGAAAAATGATACGCAGCTTCTTCGGATGGAGAGACGACGAAGAAGAAAAACGCCGCGAACAGCAAAACCACCGCGAGCCAATCCAGCAGCACAACGATAATCCACTAAGCCAGCCAAAGCAGTTTCAGGGGTTTGATGCAACACGCCTGTCTACTATTCAGCAGCCGCGCCAGCAGGAGCAGCAGCAAAACTTCTCGCCAGAGAAGCCCAAAACGCCAATGTTTCAACCAAACTTCGTAGAGACAATTGAATCGCAGCTAGAAAAAGCCAAAAAGTATGCCGCACTGGGCGATGAGAACGCCAAAAAGTACATCGAACAGAACCAGTCGAAAGTGCAGCAGCAAGACAAGCAGCAAAACTTCTCGATAAATAACCAGTCACAGCTACAATTACCACATCCGCAGCAACCCTCCCCTTTTCAGCAGCCAGCACAGCAATCACCGCAGATGCAACAGCTGAATGAGACTGTACGCCGCAACAACCTAAACTCTGAGGACTACCGAAAGCGTCGAGACGAATTAACGACGCTGCTTAATGATACCCGCGGCAACTGGACAAACGAACGGAAATTACTCGATGAAGCACAGCAAGGCATCACCTCTGACGAGCAGTTGAAAAATACCATCGAGAAGATAAAGAATGTTCAGTATCGCCAGAAAACTGCTGACGCTGCCTTGGGCGAATACGGACAATCGCCCATGATAAATTACGGTGGCAGGACACCGACACAATTCCTAGAAGACTTTAATAATATGGACGCCGGCAGGCAGCGTGAGGCTATCGAGCAAATATCCAAGAACTTGACAGACTACGCCAAGGTCCCGTACGGATTTACTAACCCTGAACAGCGCGCGAAGTTTGAGCGTATCGTCGCCGAATCGGAGCTGCTACGCAACCTGATTGACGACCGAGCAGTAAAGAAAGGTCCCAACCTAGAGACTGTCGGCAAGGATGCTGTTAGTATCGGCAGTAATATGATTGGCGGCATGGCACAACCATTCAAAGCGGCCTATCGTTCAGGTGAGGCTTTAGTTAATCATAACCCGCTTGATGCACTCACTGCGGAATACAAAGCAGGCAAGCTTTCAGAGGAAGAATATGCTCGCAGATACAACGCTATAGACCAAGAAATAAACGGCATAACTGGAGGCATGCAAGACAAAGGAGCTCTAGACCGTATACTTCGCGCAGCTGGTACAGCTGTTGATGTCGCTTCTTCTGTTGCTCCTGTAGGATCTCTTGCCAAGGGAGTTGTCAAGGGTATTGCACCAACCCTAGCTAAAAGTGCACTAGAGAAAGGTATTATCAGTCAAGCAGCCGAGAAAACCGTTCCCCAACTGATTGCTCATGAGGCAGCCACGAACGCTGCTCTAGGCGCAGGCGGGTCGCTTCGAGCCGGCACCGATTGGAAGCCTGAAGACGCTCTACAGGAGGGACTTACTGGTGCTGCCTTTGGTGCTGGAATGGCAGGAGCTGGTGCAGCTATTGGACGGGGCGCTACAGCGCTTCGTAAAGCGTATGTTGACGGTGACCTACATATACCACGCACGGAAATCACGCCAAATGCTGGACGGAACGAGCGAATGCGCACAGCTATTGAGAACTATCCTATCGATGAGCCGTTTAATTACGGGCGCGTTAGCCAGAACACTCTAGACCAACACAATGCGATTCAGGAGCAAACTGGTCAAGACTTCGTTACCGACAGAGACGTAACAGTGTATCCGGGCGCACATAATGCCCACGTGGAGAAACGGATTATTCAGGAGGGATTAACTCCTGACGAATATGTTACAGCCGCAGACAATGCTATCTACGGCGCAGATAGACAACTATTAGGAAGTCGCTCCGAGCGCGGACAGCAAAATGTACTATATGAAAATCCAGTAAACCCTAGCCGAGCAGTTATGGGTGAGTTTAATAATGGATTGAGCCTAAAAAGCGTGCAAAAGCTAAGCGAAGATACACTTAGTCCAGAATTAAAAAATACCGCTAGGAGCGGCGATAGCTTGGTTTCCGGTGATTCGCCTCTAGCTAGTAGACGAACCACCGGTTTAGCGTCAAACAACGGAGTTGGAGTTGTCGATAGGCAGCTCGCTGACAACTTTACAGACGCTACGACTACAGGTAGTCTAGCAAACAACACCCAAAATGTCAATGGCGAGGACATCTACAAGCCAACAAAACCAGGCTTTTTCGGTACAGCTCCTGAAGATTACCGCTACCGAATCGAGCAGACACCACGCGGCAAATACGCAATCGTTGAAGAGTATGTTGATGGCAGTCCATCACAGCGATATTCGACGCATTCAGATATTGCTACTGCTCGCCGTGAAGCACAGAGATTAGCTGAAGGACTAGAAAAGCCAATCCAAGTCGAAGAAACCGGAAAAGGCTACAACGGATTCACTGAACGAGCGGCTGAGATTGAACTGAAAAAACTGCAAACAACCCGCCCAGAGTATGACTGGGAGATTAAGCCAGCCGAGCATATGGATAGCCACGACATAACGCGAGGTAAGTATGGTATTAAGGGGGTGCTACGCGAGAATGACGCCCGCCTCGACGGTCCAAACCAGCCGGCGAGAACATACGAAGTTGAGGGTACTGTACCAAAAGTTAAGAAGGAGCTAGACCTCGGCGACGGCTCAAAGCTAACATCCACCACTAACGGAGACACCGGCGTCACAACAACCGAACGCGTCGCTCCTGACAACGCAGCAGACCTACAGGCGGTAGCGGCAGCCCGAAGCGCCACCGATGTGGCCGACGGGTACAGAATCGATGATATTACATCACAAAGCCAAGCCGCAGATACCAACCCCTACCCCCAAGCGACCGTTGATAATGTTATCGACAAACTCAACGCCGGTACTCCAGCACAGCGCCGCCTAGTTCGCGATGAGATCCGCAAACAAACCGGCTATGACGTTCACGACATACGAGGTATGAAACAGTATCCAACCATCGTACAGTCAGCATATAACCGCGTCGTTGGCAGTCAGGAGTGGATCGATGCCAGCAAAAAAATCCACGTCAAGGGCACGGAAGCTAATCGCAAACCTGACCTAACAGAGTTTGCTCTAGCGAAAGGTGTGGATGAGCAAGGCAAGCCAATATTCGATCTGGTCCCGCTTGACGGCAATAAACACACTATCAGCAGTACTGGTATGGTAGTCGACAAAGACGGTAAGAGTGTCGGTAGCTACGTCGGTATCGATGAGAACGGCAATCAGCATGCGTATGTTGAGGGTAAACCAGTCAATCTGGGTGCTGTCGTCGGAGATATTGAACGCTGGGGTAATAAAAACCGCCCATTCACAGACATAGACCGCCTGATTGACTGGAACGCGCCAGATGCCGCAACGGCCGCAGCTACCAAGGAATTTACCTCCGTATTCAAAGACAGCCAAGAAGCAGCCATGAAAGTCGAGCTGAAATCTCGCCGCGATGGACTAACAAAACTAGAAAGCAAGATGTTAGACAACCTACCATCTCGCCAGCTGCGAAAAGACCTAACCGAAGATATGTTCGACCTCGTAGAAAAGAAAGTCGATATTGCCGACCTGAACGCCAAATACGGCAAAGACTACGTAGACACCTACATGAAGCCAGCGGTGGATTGGTGGCGTACTCACGCAGACGATATCCTCAACAACACTAACCGTGTACTGGAAGCAAACGGCTATGACCCAATACCGCGCCGCAAGAACTACATCTCGCACATCATGAGCGACCCGTCATTCTTCGAGAAGGTTGGGCTGAAGATTAAGGATATCACTGGAATGAATGGCTCTGTGAGCGGTGAAACAATCCCTGGTGGAGTACGCGGAGGTGTCCCCGATGAGATAGTCGGAAAGACTGAAAACACCGGCGCGCGCCGCAAGTGGAATCCATTTGCACAGACACGCCGCGGCGAACTAGCCAACAAAGACTTCTTCGGCGCTATCGACAGGTACTACGAGGCAATGCTCTACAACCAGTACATGACTCCTGCTGCTTCACGCGTGCGGGTAGTTGAAAACGCCTTCCGAACATTCCAGAAAGCTAAGGAGATTAAGCTAGACAAAGCTATCGAAGAACTCGGATTTAACGAAGCGATGGCGCAAGTCGAGACTGGCAAGCCAAAACACAAGAACTTCAAAGAAGGCGAGCGCTCCCCTCTCATCGCCGCATGGCAGGAATATGGCAATATCCTTGCTGGAAAAACGAACGCCATTGACCGATTGGCCGTTGATAAAGGCTTTGGTAGGGCTGTAGATGTTTCAATCAAGGCACAAGGTATCGTCGGCGCTAACACTATACCAGGCTCAGCCACGGCAGCCGTAGCGCAGGTCCTAAGTGTTCCGCAGACAATTGCCCGAGACGGGTTGCCATCGTTCATGAAAGCTATCAAGCAGATGATTCACTCTGGCTTTGACGAAGCAAGCGACCCGCTGAGTAAATCCTCATTCATGAAAGCTCGCTACACCGACGCCTCATCGCAGCGGCGCGGCATCATCCGAAAGTACACTGATGTTGCCTCTATCCCGATGGAAGCTATTGAGAAGTTTACTGGAGAGCTGAGCTGGCGCAGCGCATACAACGAGGCGCTCAGCAAAGGACTATCTGGAGACGCAGCCATTAGGCAGGCTGACCTAGCTGCTAAGGCTACTCTAGCTGGGCGTGGCATTGGCGACCGACCATTGGCCATGAACTCGAAAGTACTCGGTGTGTTCACACAGTTTGGGTTAGAAGTAAACAACATGAGACTACAGTTTTTCAAGGACTTTACGCCCGCCCAGAAAGCCAAATTCATCATCGCAGCGGCCGCTGCTAACTACGGACTGAAGATGGTAACCGGACAAGAACAACTGCCAGACTTCCTGAAGGCGACAATAGACACTTATAACGACTTTGCCAGTAACGAGGACGATGCTAACGACAACCTTCTGAATAATACCGCGCAAGCAGGTCAGCGTTTTCTAGGCGAAGCCTCCAAGTTTGTTCAGGGTGGTCCCGCACTTGTTGGAGCATTTATAGACGACAAAACTAAGAAAACCATTTTTGGCGAAGATTCAGACATTTCCCGTTACGGCACGCCCGCTGTATCAAAGTTGATTAAGGCTGGACTTACCGCTGGCGAAGGTTTATCGAGTGGTGATGCTGGTAAGATCGGCACCGCAATGCTTGATATAGCCCCAACCGGTGCACAGATAAAGCGCACAATTCAAGGGGCTACTGCCCTAAAAGATGGCTATACACAGGATAGCAAAGGCAACGTTCAGACACCTGTTGACCGCTCGCCGACAAATATCGTTAAAGGAATGCTCTTCGGCAAGAATGCCCTTGATGAGCAGAAGCAGTTCTACGACACCAAACAGCATGCGCTCAGCGATAAAGACAGTGCTGCGTTTAGAGAGATGCTATTAAACAATCCCGAAGAGGCTAAGCAGTATTATAACCTCGTTCAGGACTCAAGGAAGATGGATATTCTGGAGAAGCGTGCTAAAAATGGCGACACCGCAGCAATGGATAAACTCAGCAAAATGTCTCAGGCGGCTGGCTCAGACGGACTGCCCGTGGCACTAAAAGCCAAGATTGCTCGCGGCGACTACACACAAGACGGTGATGGGACGATCAGAACAAAAGGCGGCGAAGTTGCTCGAGAAGTTCATAAGAGACTTGCCAAAGATTCAAAAGATGAATCAGACGCCACCTACCGCAACTACGTACTAGGCTACGGATTAAAGCAAAGAGGTTCGAGTGAAACAAACAGCAATACCGGAAACGATATTACCGATAAACTATCTGCCCTCGCCGCTAAATCAAACGATAAAGCAATAGTCCATCAAGCTATCGACCTGAACAAGAATAAGAAGTACGCCGATATGCCAGCCTGGGTTAAAGAACGCTACGCTGCAGAAAATGGCATTGACAAGGAACAGCTAACCTACGCAACGCAGGCAAGCTATAAAGCAGATGTTAAATTGCAATACCTCAAAGAGGCAACCAAGGATATGTCGAATGAGCAGCTGGTTAATACTCTATACGCTGGACGTAGGAAGTCAATTGCTGACAAGTGTTTCGTAGAAGATTCTATACTGAAGAGTTTCTACAACGACGGACGTATATCCAAAGATCAGTACCAAGCCCTGCGGTCCCTAATCATGGACGAGAACGGTAATGTTACTTCGCAATCCAGAAACGGTGGCGGAGGTGCTAGACGCGGCTCAGGCGGTGGCGGTGGACGACGAGGCGGCACTGTTAGTGGAATTTCAGTGCCAGACTACAACGTCAAGATGATGAAGCTCTCTAGCCCATACGGCTTTGCGAAAGATCCAAATGTGAGCCTCGGCAACGTCGGCTCAAACAAGAGCATCGTTACCGGCATCAAAGCCCCGTCGCAGTTCAAAATTAGTAAGTCGGCGCTACCAACGCCGCGCGTAAGATAAGGAGTTCAGAATGAAAGTCAACGAGATACTAAAGAGTGTCCACGTAGCATACGAACAAGCGGCAGATGCGCCTGCACTCAATGATGAGGACGGGCAAATACGACTAAACCTGCTACAGAAGGCTGTACGCCGCTGGTCAACGGATAACGTTACTAAATGGAATGAGCTGTTTAGTGTAGGCGATATCGGTCCTATTCAACCTGGGCAGCGCGGGTATGACCTGCCGGAAGGATATTCGCTATCTAGCGGATTCTACCTACAGGGCAGCTCAGAACCACTGAATGTAAAGTCTCCTAGCCAGCTAACTGGCGAAGATGGCAAGTTTGTTACTATTCTAGGAAATCCACAAATCGGACATAAACTTCGGCTAGGTTGGATACCAAAATCTAGCGATCAGGAAATTGACAAAACTATCATCGTTAAATACTACCGCGAGCCACTTATTCCAACAAAACTAGATGATGTGCTAGAAATGAGCGACCCAAACTTCGCCATAGCCTACGTAACAGCAGAACTGTTCGTAAATGACGATGCCAACCTATACACGAAATATAACAGTGACGCCATGATACTCCTAGCAAATATGCGGCAGCGCAATGAGCTAGTTCCTGATGGGCAGTTTAGCGGACTTGAGGGCGACATTGGGATAGGAGGAGATTGGTAATGGCAGTACAAACTCCCCCACGTATGACAGGCGGCAGCGCTAAAACACAGAACATTATCATCCCGAATTTTAGCGGTGGTGTTAACAGCTATCTAGACGAGGCACGCCTACCGAATAACACACTCCGTTCTGCCGTAAACTACATGCTAAGACAGGATGGTGTGCTGTATCCGCGTTGGGGCACAAAAACGTTTTTCCCTGTTCTAGATAAAATGCCCGACGGCTTTGACAAGTTCACCGTAAAAATGCTAGCAACGGCCAGTGGGCTAGAAGAATGGGCGATCATCGTGGAAGACGGCGTCGTCAAGCGATCAAACGGCGGAGCATGGCAGGAAGCAACCGGAGAAAAGCTCGCACCTGGATATGAAGCAAAGTTCTATCAAGTGGACGATTGCGTATACATCGTCAATGGTAAGGATGTTCTGGCGTTCTACGACATCGCTAACAATAAGGTGAAGAAGTTTGAAGGTATCGACACGCCAAAAAACCTCAAGGTTACCAATTCTAAAAATCTAGCAACCGGCAGCTATTCCAACTTTTATAAAGTCTCGGCGGTCAATGAGGTTGGCGAAACAATGGCATCAGCTGAAATCTCCGTAAAAACCAGCCGTATCCGCAACCAGTGGCGCCAGACAGGCGAAATTGAGGACTACCTGGAATTAACCTGGGATGCCGTACCAAAAGCCACCCGTTACAACATCTACTACAGCGACATGTCGAATGACGAAACGTATATTGACTCGGTATCGACTAACTCGTATCGAGATTTGGGGCGTACCGCGCAAAACGTAGCTGTGGAGGCTCCTGTAGCCGACACTACGTCCGGTCCCGTTCTTCGTGATATCACTGGATCGAGCTACCGTATATTTGGCGTTGGTGTAGACGATAAGGTCTACTGGGGCGGCGTTGGTAAATATATCAGTGCATTCAATGCCTTCTATGGCGGCGGGTGGGTCGAGATAAACAAAGGTACTGGTGAAATACCAATCACCGTCCGCAGCTATCGTGATGGGCGTGGTGAACCAGTAAATGTAGTGTTTATGACAACCGCATCTGGCGAGGGCTCTCAAAACCAGCTTACGCTCACCTCGATGACTGTTGGTAATACATCGTTCATTGTACCGAATATCGCCCGGGTTGTTGGTTCTTACGGTACATACGCCGCCGGCTCAGTTACTGAGGCAGACAACAACCTATTCTTTACCTGCTCCAGAGGCAAAAATACCACTGGCGCTAAACCTGACCTGCTGAACGTATTGAGTACTGAAGAGGTCAGTCTAGCTATTCGCCCAGATTTTGATGGTATTAACCCGCTATATGGCCGCGGGATATCGAGTGTACACTTTGATGGAAAAATATTTGACGCCGTACCAGCCGCCCAGTCCAAGGTCAATAATGAAATCTGGATACTGGACTTGCAGCTGAAGGCATGGATACGTCCGTGGACTATTGGTATCAAGAAGCTTATTACCTTTACTCCGAGCGATGGACGCGAGCGATTGATGGGACTTCGCTCAACACCGGACAACAACGGTAAATATCGAATTGTCGAGTTTAGCGAAAAATACATAACCGATGACGGCGAGCCGTTTGTGTCTACGTTCCGGACAGGACTGCTCCACTTCGATAAGGGACATATGAGCTGGGCAAAGATGAAGAAGACCTACATCGAGCTACTACGTGTGAGCGGATCATTGTCCATTACGGTGAGCGGCACCGGCAAGAAACGTGTTTTGCACACTCTGAAAGACATTACGGTCTCTAGTGCCATGGTAACGACCGGATTTAACAGCGATAAATTCAACGATTTTGCATTTAACGATACAGAAGGAGGACACGTAACTTTTAGCGACCCAAGTACTAAAAAATCACTGAAAATAAATAAGGTGGTCAATAACTACCGAGTAGACGGCAGATCGAGCAACGCCTCCTATGGTATAGCCACGATCACATCCGTTGTCATACCAAAGAAAGTACCAGACCCTGCCAGCTGGAAGAAGTAAATAACTAAAGGAAAAATGAAATGGATAAACTACGAAAAACTTCAAACATACCGCCTACAACATTAAGTGCGTCAATTAGCGATACAGATACGACGATTCCGCTATCCTCTACCGTAGGTGCGGAAACCAGTACGTGTATTGATATTGTCATCGATAGAATTGACGCCGCTGGTGAAAAGACTCCTGACAAAATGGAAGTCGTCACGGTCCTGATATCTGGAAACAATGGCACTAACGCTGTTCGAGGGCGTACTGCCCCGGCTATGCCGCACGAGCAAGGTGCTGTGGTTGAGTACAATATCTCGACGTCGGTTCTGCATAATGATTTGATTGATGGCATGTCATCGATCTTAACTCTCGAAGGCAAGCCAAAAGAAAAATCTATACCTCTCGATTCTATAAACGGAGGTACTAAGAGTGGTGTGCTTATGGTAGAAGAGGATGGAAAAACCACAGTTGGCAAGATTACGTCAGACAACGTCGATTTAGCGACTGCTCAAAGCCTCGGATATTCAATCGCTGCGGCCAATCTTGACAGCACAAACTACTACAATGCTGGCAGCAACCGCTCACGACTCAAAAAGCAAATTATTCAGCGTGGCAATATCACGATCGATGGTGAGAAAAACGAATTTGTCATTGGAGAGAATGTGAAAACAGTTGAGATTATAGGAACGGTCATGGCAGAAGGACTACAGACATACCTATACCTGATTGTTCAACACAAAAAGAAGGACCAAGAGGACGCTAAATATAAACAGGTTGTACATGCCCTTGGTACTCCTCATACAGGCTATGCTGGTGTAACAGTTCATGGTGTTTTGCATGTGACTTCTGGCGATAGGATATCAGTATTACATGACTGCACGGGTACGGTGCGTGGACAATATTCAAATATTACCGTTAAGTCGATTGCTTAAGCTGTCAAAATGCCTAATCTTTATTTTGTCTGTTTTATTGATAAAATCACGCCTCACGATATATAATACAATCAGTTAGCTACAATGTAGAGACTGCCAATTTGATCTAATGGTGATCAGCGGCAGTCTTTTATTTTGGCAAAGGATAGCAAATGAAAGAAATAGACTTAACAGAATTTGGCGAAATGAAATCAGACGTAAAGCATGTCAAAGAGGCTGTTGACGAGATAAAACGAACACTTGCCAGCCAAGATAATGTTAGCCGTTCTGAGCACCACGAACTAGCCACTCTCGTCTCCGCTATGAAAGAGAGTTACGATAATCGTCTAAATACTCTGGAAGGACAAAATAACGTCAATGCTGCCACGTTCACCGGAAAGCTCGGTAAATGGTTCAATGACGCAATGGTCCAGGAAATCGGTAAGATTATAATCGCAGCGATATTATTCCATCTCTACAATAACCAAATAACAATGCAAATACAGAAGACCCAAGACGAGATCAATAAGACTAATCATTATGTTAATTCACGACTGGATGCAGAGGCAAAGAAATGATCATCCTACTAATATCCCTCATCACAATCTCGCTCATTCTCTACCTGATTTTTCGAAGCAATAATAATAACGACCAAGGAGGTCTAAAATGAAATCTAAAAAGAAAATCAAATACCAGCTGTCAATACTTGCTGCTACTTGTACAGCGCTTGCATATGGTGCAACGTCTTTAGGCAAGATATGGGGATTTGAACAGTTTGGCGAGCAAATAGCCTCGACGTTGGTTGTCGTTGCCGCAATTGTTAGTATGATTCTCGGAGGCACGACTGTTCAAAAAAGAATTGACGAAAGTGAGGTCCAAAAGTGAAATCTTTTCGTAAAAATGTAGCAGCATTCTTGGCTGACCATCTAATTGTAGTCTGTCTAGCGTTCGTTTTCGCTGTCATTGTGCTGTTCGCTGTATTTGGCAAGAAAGCGCCTGATGGCAGCATTACATTTGATGGCAATAAAGCTCAGTATTCTGAAACTCAGAAGAAAGCCCTATGTAAAGTTAAGGAGCAAGGCGACAGAGCCGTAGCAAGCATGCTTGGCTTTGACGCGCCGCAAGATAAAGGCTCTGGATGTGAGCCGACTGACAAAGAGCTAGCGCAGATGGGTTCTGGTGTGTATTACAAGACTGATTTATCCAGCCCCGCTGCGTTCGTTAACGCCATGAACGGCCGCGGCTTCAATGAGGGATATGGATTGCAGTGTGTGGCAGGATTTAAGCAGTTTATGTTCAGCCTATCGGGGCGTGTGGTGGCTACTAGAACAGGCGGCGCGAGTGGATACGCAAATCAAGTTGGCGAAATCCAAGCACTCGGCTTTACCTGGCACGCTGGCCAAGCTGGTATGAAAGATGGAGACTGGGCAATCTTTGGTGGCGGTCAGTACGGACACGTCGCCATGTATTATCAGGGAAAGTTCTTCGGTCAAAACCAAGGCTCAGGCAATATCTACGTCGGTAACGCCTTTAATCTGATGGATCTTGGCGGCTACCGTAACTCGATCATCGGCTACTACCGTCCGAATATCTGGAACGGCACCGCTAGCGCGCCAGCAGCTCCAGCAGCCAGCTCAAAAGCAGTGAACGATCAAGTCGTGGCAGATGTGTTGAGAGGCGTGTACGGTAGCGGCAATGACCGCGTAGCACGGTTGCAAGCCGCAGGCTATAATCCGGCCGAAGTGCAAGCAGCGGTGAATGCTCACGTAGCAACGCAAGCTCCACGAGTTAGTGCGCCAGTCTCGACAGGTTACGTTCAGCGAAGCGCTGGCAGTTATGTCGTGCGTCGCGGCGATACGCTCGGCGATATTGCACTACGGAACGGCTGGCACGGTACGAGCGGGCTGTTCGGTAATTCTGGATATACACAGCGGCTGGCTGAGCGAAATGGGATTGCTAACCGTGGGCTAATTTATCCAGGACAAAGGATCAACCCATGAGCCTCCAGAAAATAACCATCACCAAATCCAGCTTGTACTTTCGCGAATGCAAGGCTTGCGGCTGCGTGACATTGCACGTTGGTAAGTCTACGCCGCAGATGATGTCAGGTTCGACATACAATGATTGCCTGCAATGCCTAGTTGACGCACACAGTGTGCCAGGTTTAAGTCGCTGGCATGACCCGAAAACTGGCAAATTGTTGGCTGAGCCGCGCGGTAAGACACCGCCAGCGTCAAAAGGTTAAACTATAAAGGATTACTCTATAGTTGAGTTAAAACCGCCTCGAAAGCTCGGAGGCGGTTTTTTGACATTTTTTCACAAAATGTTGATTATTCTCACAATCGTCTGCTATGGTGGTAGTAAGCTAAACCCATTAGTTGAACCTCGCCACCATATTTTGGTGCGGGGTTTTCATTTGTCCCGACACTAAAATAGTAAAAGTTTTGAGGGTAATTAGTGGACGGTAATAAGGATTCTGATCCTCGTGTCAAGACCCTGCGTAAGAGACTTGGCAAAGCATCAGATTTAATAACAAACGACGCGTACCTACCTATGTTTCGAAACCGGCAGATACGCTATCCCAAAGAGTTCGAAGAGAGCCTGATTCAAGCTGCACGCAAGAAAGACCCAAAGCGATGGCTAGCTAAAGTATGGTCGTGTGAAAACATGATAGCCTCTGTGAAGATGTTGGCTAAATACATCGCACGGCGAATAGCTGAACACGCTAAGGAGGTTCATGACGCCAAAGTGGCTAAACAGTTGAAGCGGATAAATCCAGCTGGACTATTGAAGCTGACTGAAATTAAAAAGCAGCGTAAGTCTATAGCTGGTAATTTACTGCTATAGAGCTGGTTGATTCTCTTCTCTAACACGGCGCCGACCGTGTGTTTCTTGCTGTCTGACCTCTGTTTTTATATAACAAAATGCTTATATTTTCAAATAATAAGACTTTGTCGCACTGAATCCTAACCGATTCTTGTATTATTTTTTAAGAAAGGTGGGTATTAAGCATGATTTTTATATTTTTTAGCCAATAAACAGCTCTATAAAGAACTATTTTAGTAAATCTTTCATTATAACGATCTTTATAAAGAGACCAGTGGAGTTTTTCATGATGAATAATATTTCAGATTGTTTTAGTGACTTTTTGCGAGACGAAGTCATATTATGCGACAGGAGTAGCAAAACCATAGAGCGTTACCAGTGCTTTTGCAGGCTACTGATCAATTTCTTAGGGAACAAACCTATCGATTCCGTATCTCTAGAAGATACCAGAAAATGGCGTGAGATGCTCTACTCATACCAGAAGCCAGATACTGTCAGAGGCTATATAGTTTGCCTCAAGTGTTTTTTCAAATACTGCCAGCGCAAGGGCCGCCAGCTATTATTCGACACTGAAGACATTAAAATACCTAAGCGTGAAAAGCGCACCCTAGATATTCCGACAGAAGATGAAGTTGAAGAGTTTATTTCCGTCCTAGCCATGAAGCGGCGCGGCTACTGTAATGCTAATAGGCTGCGTAATGTTGCCATCGGCAGACTAATATTCTCATCAGGTATACGCGTTAGTGAGGCGTGTTCTCTAAATCGTAATTCAATCAAAAACCGCCAGTTTACTATCGTTGGTAAAAGCCGAGACTCACGAATATGTTTTATTGATTCTCAGACTGAAAAATGTATCGCAGATTATCTAAATATTCGTACAGACAATAACCCAGCATTATTCATTTCATACCAAACCGAAAAGAGAATGACGCCGGGCAATGTCCGTAATGCCTTCGAGGCAGCCTGCGCTCGCTCTGACGGACAATTCGTCGGCATCAGACCGCACGCTCTGCGTCATAGCTTTGCCACGAAGATGTTAAACAAGCGTGTCGATTTACGCTACATTGGTGACCTCATGGGACATGCTGATCTAAATACAACCAAGGTCTACACGCACTACACAAATCCGCAATTACGAGCCATCTACGACCGCACCCACGGCGAAATATAAGGGACAATTACATAAAACAGCCGCTGCTTATTGACATAAGCAGCTTTGTTTGCTATACTAAGCTCATGATCGAAAGATAGAACATTGCATCATAAATGTTAGATAAGCTCACAGAACTTGGTACCTTATCTACGATGCATAACAAACGTTATGCGGGTTTAGCTCAGTTGTTAGAGCGCTTCCTTGCCATGGAAGAGGCCAGGAGTTAGAGTCTCCTAACCCGCACCATGAAAGACTTTTCAAGCTCTGAAAGGTCTTTTTTGTTTGTAGCCAATCTGTAAAGTACACTAATTTCAGGAGTGTAAACATTTTCATTTTCATCAACCCAGAATCCAGCAGGAATTAGCAATTGTTTACACTGTAGTAGCTTATCTTTTGGTAACTGCAAAAAATATCGCCACATTTGCTCAGCCCTCTCCAGGGCAAATTCCATGAATCGAGCCTTGTCTTGTTCATTTATGTCTTCTAGTGAATCAACTTTATTCTCTAGTTCAGCAAGTTTATTCTTGTGTATCGCTATCTTTTTCATGATATCGTCTTTTATAGGAGAATTTTGAGGCGCAATGGCAGCTTCGACCAATTCATCGACCTGCCTCTCTAGGGTCTGCATATCTCTCCGCATTTGCGCTTTTTCTAACGAACTACTCTTCCTACGCTCTGCCCATATCCTATTAAGTGATGATACAAGCAACTTCTTGCCGTCGTTCGTCATATCCTGTTGATAGAGACACATCATTGCCTTCATGTGTAGCTCATCTCTCGTGAAGTAATGCCCACACGACCGACAGCGATACTTATGGTAAATAAGCCTTTTATTGACGCCATTATTCACCTTAAAACCGACGTATCTGTGATATTTTTTATCCTGGCACTTCAAGCAAGATACTATATTTGATAGTGGGTATTCTGGATTGCCATTTTTTCTCGGACCAGATTGATTTTTCTTCTTTTTGGTAAATATAGTGACTAACTGCAAGTGCTCATCCATCGTTATAAGTGGCTCATGTAGCCCGTTTTCATTTCTGATATCCACTTGTTTGTGCATTTCAACCACACCAGCATAAAACGGATTTGTGCACAGCTTCCTGAATTTATCCATTTTATATTTTGACTTACCCTTAACGAAGTCTGTCGTATTAAGCCAGGCGAGAGCTTCTGTTGGAGTCGCACGCCGGTCAACTATTGATAGCATAGCTTGCCTCAGCAGCAAACCTCTCACGGGGTCAATTTCAGGGACGCCGCTTATTCGTCCCTTTTGATAGCCCGCTGGCGGCTGAAATGGATATTTCCCCAACAGTAAAGACTCCTGTAGCCCAGCAATTGATTTATTTTGACGCTCCTCATTACTGCCTTCGGCTTTAAAATAATGTAAGAACTTCATCAACTTTGCTGACATACTGTCTGTATTCAATTCAGGGTCATTAGCGTAGTAGACCTTAACCCCAAGCTCTCTAAAAACAACTTCAAAATACATTGCCTCATCTATAGACCTCATGAACCTATCTGGCTCATCAACAATTGCATACTTAATGCTCTTATCTCTTTTACATACTGCCAATGCCTCGTTGAGGTCTTTACGTTTCAAGTTTGTCCCTCGTTTACTTGAAACATTACCGGACCACCAGTATTCCTTGGGCACTACGACACCAAGCGCCTCAGCTGTTTTTAGTACTGCTTTTTCTTGGCGATTAAGACTGCCGCCGAGTAATTGTTCAGCCGTTGACACCCGGCAAAACGCTATTGCTTTTAGTTGCTTCATACAACCTCCTTATAGAGGGTGGAGGGGACTTTTTGGACAAGGTCAATGCATAACCTAAAAAAGCCCCCGCCACCATCAATAAATTAGTTGATAACGTTTGGTGCTGCATTGTTCTGTCCAATATTAATTTTATCATTATCAAGCTCGTCGGTATATAGATTATAGAGAAAAGTGGCGTAGTCGTATGCCATCTCCTCTATGCTCTGAACCTTCTCACTTGACATGCTTTAAGCATAGAACAAGAGATAACTTATGTATTGGGGAAACTAGAAGTTTCTACTAGCCCCTTTACAGTGTCCTTATAATGTTTTACAAAATCGTTGTACTGACTATTATTACTACCAGAGTACCCCTCTAGTCGACCCCATTGATAATCCTTATGTATATCAGCATATGACATACCTCGTAATCGCTGTTTATGTATTGCATACGCAAGAGAAGTCGACGAAGTATATTTCCTACCTTCATAGCCTGGCAGCTCTTTTTGTAGACTATGTATATGAGACCAAGACTCTCGAATATCTGCCAGTCTTGTATTTGCGCCTATGCGGATTAACAAACTATTGCCATCAACTTCAACGCTTGGTGTTCGTTTACGACTCCACAGCGAGAGGTATTCGTGATGTAGTAAACCTTTCCTGGCTACATCATCGGTAACAGCAAATTGCTCAGATACAATCTTAGAATACTTCTTTAATATCTTCTCAGATTCTGGACCAGTACTTCTGCCTATAAGCTGAGAAAGACCTAGGTCGACTTGTCTCAATTCTTTTCTACACTCCTTCCTAACAGCCATGAATTCTTCGTCCATAAACAGGTCACGAAGAAAATATTCGGCTGGCGTCACTGGTTCAGAAGAGGAACTTACATTGTTTTTCGTACTCACTTTAGTATTATACTAAGTTTGCGATACGTTTGTCTGCAAAATTTAATTATCAGCCTCTTCATCTTGCCTTGGCGATATGCTCATCAATATATCCATCTGGAAGCGTAGGTATAACAAATCCCCTAATAATTGGCACGGCTTTTTCGTCGGTCTCAATACCGATATCTCGCCTAGCCTTGCCCTCTGTTCGGTCGGTTATTTCTTTTGTTTCAGCTAGTGAGTTGTCGTCATCGCGAACTGCACGCACGATACGCACTTTAGCTATCTTCTGTGCTTGCGTCTCAGGAATAAAAGCCTCAAGTTCATCATCAGTCATCGCTAACATACGCCTGTATTGATAGGTGACACTATCCTCTTTACGCCATCTGCCATTACTCCGCCTTTCTGGATTTGTATGAAAGCCGACAGTCGGCTTATTGCCAGCAGCAAATCTGCCGTTCTCGTCACGACCATTTACCGCTTGCTTTGTGGCGGCGGAGACATTTGTTTCTTGGTCCAGCCTATCTATCCGCATCTTATACTCCTAAGTCTATTATAAGACCAGGTAGAGTAAAAGAGTCGGTCGATTTTAGCTAATAGCAACCTCTTGCACTGTATTCGCTCTGAGCAGTATTATATTTCTGCTGTGCCACTCGTTCGGCTGATTGTAGTGGTGATAACTCGTTTTGTAATCTCTGCTTCTCGCTTGCCCTCCATGCATCCAGCTGGCTTTGAGTTCCAGTAAAGCCAGGTGGTCGTGAATAGTCAACACTAGATAACTTAGAGCGAACAGCATCTGCACTATTCCTTGCTGACTGATACTGGCTATACAAACTATGCACTTCAGCTTTTTTTGCACTACACAATGCAGTATTGTTTGTTTCTGGTGAGGCGGTCATGTTAGGAGTTGGTTTTGTTTGAGTAACCGACGGAGGTGTTCTACTGACGCTTGTACCATGTCTAGAGTTGTAATTATCGGTGCATTTTATATATTCACTCTCACTCAAACCATAGTTACAACCAGTGGTTGGGTTTGTATGACTAACTGTTGACGTTGGCTTATATTCATACGAGCCGCCATTAGCGAGATAGATATCTTTGTACGTCCCAGATGAATCAATAGCACTTTTTCTGTTTTCTTCCACTTGAGACTTGCCAGCTAAATCAATACCTGGGTACTTTTCATAACAGCCAAGTCTTTTATCGTAACCGTCTATAAGTTTCTTATAAAATTCAGGGTCACTCGTTTCAGGTGACGAATTTGCTTTTGCTACGTCGTCTAAGCATTGATGGAGCTTTTCTTTGTCATCACTTTGGTGGTCTGTATTATTGCTGGCGTATTCGGTAGATTGTTTGCTGCTGTCTTTGTCGCCGAACAATAGTGTACCACCATAGATTGAGCCGCCAATAATAGCTACAACGAGTAGTATCTTCACGAGAGGTTTCGTCTTATCAACAAATCGTTCCCATGGTGATTCGTTTAGAATCGAGGTAAAATCGTCATTAGAGTGATTGAGTAATGTTTCAGGCCGACCTATAGATAGTTTGTTTCGTTTCTTAAGCTGCATCTATTTATCTCTCCCATCTAAGCAAGAATAATAAGAGTTCCTAAACTCTTCTGAGCCCTGCTGTCCGTACTGAGCGGCAACACTACGGCAATAATTGATGTCTTTTACAGTTGACCTTATTTCGTCGTCCTTCTTTTTATTAGAGACAGCTGAATATATAACACCAATCAATATAATTATAACTAGCATCCATACCCAACCATACGAGCTATTATTATTGTGATTCATCAATAAACTCCTTTTTTATTGTAGTGTCAAATAAAAACGACACCGTACTAGGTGTCTAAGCCATTTATCCACA